TAGCATCTAAGGTTGGAGTTGCTGTAGAAGGAAGGTCACGAAGTGCTTGCCTATAAGTAGACCACTCTGAAGAAAGTGTAAGGTCTGATGATGCTCTCCAATCAGTCTTTGCAATTCTTCTATCTCTCTCTTCTCGCAGAAGTTTCATTGCTTCTGCATTATCTAATTCTGTGATTTTAGCAGTAATTGCTGCTTGAGTTGGTTTATCTTGTCCGTGACCATCAATCCACTCCAAACCAGAATACGAATCACCACGAAGCACCCATTCTGCTCCTGGTGTAAGTACTTGTAATGCTGATGGAATATCGTACTTCATAATGATTTTTATTTTTATTTTTATTTATGTTTCAATTTCCATTATGGTCAGAGTTGATATATGACCATATCCAGTATAATTGAATCTTGTATCATTAGTATCCCAACCAGCACCCATGAGATTAAACGTCAATACAGTTCCAGCAGCAGCAGTTGATGTATATACAGTAGACCTATTAAGATTAGCACCTGGATAAGCATTAGTTCCCCAAGAATCACCACTACCACCATCAACACCTTGAATACGTGTTTCAACTCCCCCAATTGTTACAGAAAATCCAAGATTAGCGCGACTGCTATCACTTGCATCCCAAGCATGACAATATGCTGTTAAAAAATATTTACTATTTGTAGCAAGAGCAGTGTGATTTACACTATGAATAGTATAGTAAGTTTGTGCTGCTGTAGTTGCCATTTGTGTTGTACCTTCACCATAACTAACCTTAATAATAGTTCCGGGAGGAGCATCAGTCCAAGAACCACCAAGATTGAGATTTCCTGTAGCGTTTATGTTTGATACATTAAGAGTTCCCATGTTACCTCCTTATACGACGGTGAATGTTGTTCCTGTTGGGACAGTCAAGGTAACATTATTTCCAATGGTGTATGGACCAAATATACCAACGTTTTTGTTTGCAGGTAATGTCTTGGAACTATTTAAGGTGGTATCATTTTCGAAGAATCCTTGACCAGCATCAGTACCCTCAGAACCACCACTAGAACTACTACCACCACCTTCGGTCTCATAATAAACGGTTACCTCTCCAGAATCAAAAGTTTGTGCTGTGTATCCCGAACCACCAGGTGTATAAGTTTGTATTCTAAGTTTATCAAGAGCATTCGTTAATTGTATACTACCAGCACCATGAGAAATTTGCCCAGTTGATTGGTTGCTATGACCTACATGAGAAATAGTCCACTTATTTCCAGTTATATTTACTAATTCTATATTGTAAGAGTAATCATCGGTATCATTAATATGAGAACCCAAACCATAAAAATAAGTAGTTCTTGATGCATCTGATGTCTGGTCTCGAAGTTCATAACTTGATTCATATCCAGACTGAATATATCCACTACTATCACCAACTTCCATATTAAGGAAGCCAATATTACTAGTTCCATTAAAATTGGCTCTATGTATAGATACTGTGATTTTCTTGGCAGTAGACGGAATATTGGTAAATGCTGCTGCAGTACTAGAAGTGGCATCTACTGTTCCAAGTTTTACTAAAGAACTACCACCAGAACTACTAGAACCACCACCACTACCTTCGGTCTCATAATGAACAGTTACATATCCATTCTGGTTCCCCTGGGGTCCACCGGGGGAAAGATATCGACCATTTTGAGTTTTTATTCTTAGTTTATCAAGTGCGTTTGATAGTGTTATACTACCACCACCATGGATTGATTTATCAGTACTATCTCCACCTTGATGTGAAATAGTCCAACTGTTTCCAGTTACATTTACTAATTCTATAGTAATGTTATAGTCATAAGAAATACTTGTATCATCAGCAAGTCCATAAGCAGTAGTTAGTTGATTTCCACCTAGATTACCAGCAACATCTACACTATCAAAAGCTGATTGATATCCACTGTTAGCATATCCACTACTATCACCAACCTCCATAATAATATCATCACTAGTACCATCTAGAGTATTGTAACCAAACCTATACAGAGATACGGTGATTTTCTTGGCAGTAGATGGAATATTAGTAAATGCTGCTTCCGTTATTGAAGATGGTGTATCGATTGTTACTGTTCCATGTTTTACTAAAGAACCACCACCAGAACTACTAGAACCAGCACCACCAGTAGTATTAGTATCATACCAAATATCACCATCACAAACATCTACTGTTGGTTCTGTGGATCCTATATAACGTTTTCCAAATGCATTACTCGTAGACCCAATTCCTATTGTAGCAATTCCGGCAGAAATTGTCACTTCAATCGGATTACTACACCCATATTCTGTTCTTGGCGTATTATTATCCGCATATTGTTTTACATCAATATCTGTTAAAGTTCCACTACCACTAGCACCACTAGTTTGGTCTGCCCAAGTAACACCTGCACCAGCACCACCAGAAGTTAATACCTGACCAGGAGTTCCATAGTTAGCACCACCAAGACCAATTTGTCCATTAGATCCAATACGGAATCTTTCTGTACCCTCAGTTGTAACCTTAAAGTGCCCATCAGTTCCAGTATCAACGACTTCTGCTTCTGTGTTTCCTTCTGTAATTTTATCGCTACTAATGCCGACATTGCCACTATCAGTTGCACTATGCTTGATAATATAGCAGAGAGCATAATATGGTGGGAGGTTATTATGTGCTTGTCCACCACCTTGAGATGATATTGAAGAAGAAGTTGATACCTCGTAAACTGAACCAGTATTCCAACTAAAATCTGGACTTGCACTGCTATCTCCTATCCAATAATAATCACCATTACTAAATGGATGATTATGAGATGGCATCTCATCAACTGTTAATGTATGAGTAGCAGCACCACCAGTAGAACCAATACCAATACCAGGATATGTATTATCACCTCCATCAGTAGCACCAATAATAAATCTATCTCTTAAGTCAGGAACATTAGGTCCTACAATATCTTGAAGTGCTAATGATTGTACTGAAGTACCATCACAAAGTTGATATCCATTAGGAATACTTGCAACTGAACCAGCCCAAGCAACAATAGTTCCTACAGGATCTGAACTAAAATTAGATCCACTACCAGCACTAGTATCATACCAAATATCACCATCACAAACATCTACAGTTGGTTCTGTGGTTCCTACATAACGCTTTCCGTATGCATTACTTGTAGTTCCAATTCCAATCGTTGCAATTCCAGCAGTAATTGTTACATCAATTGGATTACTGCATCCATACTCTGTTCTTGGCGTATTATTATCCGAATATAGTTTTACATCAATATCTGTTAATGTACCCGATCCACTATTTGCAGCATCAATGGTAAAACTATCACCGTTGTCGGTAAGAGTAATATTATTTCCTGCAGTAATAGTAACAATACCAGTATTATTATCACTACCTACCAGTTTTATTTTTATATCAGTACCGTCTGCTTCCGTTTCTAAATCATACGTTGTGTTTGTATCTCCACTACCAGATTCTAAAATAACAATTTCACCACCCATATTTGGATGAGAAGTACACTGATAATATAATGTAGGAGGAGCATCAAACTGAACATTCCAAGTTAAAGTACCATTCTGTATATCATTATTAACAATTCCATCATTATATTGTGTTCCAGCAGATCCATTTGCAGTGCTCTGAATCCTAAAAGGATGAGCATTCATATTATTGGTAAACTTGTACTGCTGACCTCTAACCAGATAGATTTTTGGATCATTCTCTGCACCAATTAAACCTGGACCAGTGAATGTATAATGATTAATTCCATTAGCACCTAATATCCATTCTGATGTGTATGTCGATATACCTGCAGTATGTGCATATCCAGCAACCTCAGCATATTGAGAATTACTTGATGCATTTAATGTATCATCGGTAATCGTTAATCCATTTCCTAAAGTTAAGTAAGTTAACTTCTCTTCACTATCATCGTAAAAAACAATTTTATCGGCACCAGCATCAACAGCATCAATTTGAGCAGTATCAACTTTTAATACATCACTAGCACTAACGGCAATACCAATTCCAGCACCAGCAACAGCATCAATGGTAAGTTGTGTACCAGAGTTTCTTGTAACTGTAATATTAGAACCACCAGTGATTGTAATATCATCATTGGTAGTTCCATCACTTAATCTAATTGCAGGATCATCATTATTACCAGCAGTTTGTTCAACAGTTAAATCGTAAGTTTTACCTGCGTCACTATCTACACTAATAGTAGTATTATCTATCGTTAATCCACTTCCTGCAGTCAAGTAAGTTAACTTGTTTTCACTATCATCATAGAAAACAATCTTATCGGCACCAGCATCAATACCACCAATATTACCATCAACTGCATTTAATATATCACTAGCACTAGCAGCAATACCAACTCCAGCACCATTAACAGCAGAAATAGTAAATCCAGTCGAATCTGCAGGGTCAATAGTAATATTAGAACCAGCAGTAACTTTGATGGAAGAAATTCCTGTTCCACCGTCAGTCAGCACAATTTTAGCATTGTCACCATCATCTGCCGCTTCTATTGTATATCCAACCCCAGCAAAAGTGGATATATCTTTCCATTCTGGTGCTTCACTAGTATTGTTGTAAGTGAGAACCCTATTATCTGCATCAGGTTCTCCAAGGAATGTGGTTACTCCTGGACCAGTTTGATATGGTATGCTTCCTGCTGCACCACCTGAAAGACTATTTGCTACTCCTGCAGTTAAGTCCGTTGCACTCACCCAAGATGGTGCTGAACCTTGATTATACTGAAGTAATTGACCAGTTACACTTCCATTGGCAATAAATTGTGTTGTATCAACATCACTTTGATAAGGAATTTGATACGCACCACCACCTTTTAAGTTAGTTGCTATACCTGCATTATCTGCATATTCTGCAACAGTTGCTATACCTGCAGTATGTGCGTATCCAGCAATAGTTGCTATACCTGCAGTATGTGCGTATCCAGCAATAGTTGCAAAACCGACACTAGCATCAGCAAAGTTAATATCAACATTAGATGCTGCTGTTAATCTTCCTTTACTGTCAACAGAAAATGTTCCAACTTGAGTTCCAGATCCATAATCACCTGCTGATACAGCAGTATCTGCCAGTGTTGCTGCTGCAGTTACATCTTCATGACCTTTGAAGTCAACATTCCATGTAATATCACCTGTTGCCTCAATATTTCTAGAATTAGTTAATGAATCGGCAGTTGCAACATTAGCATTGCCAAAATTAATATTAGTACTTGTAACTCCAGTAACTCTACCTTTATCATCTAATGTTAAGGATACTAATTTATTATCTCCACCATAATCTCCTGCACCAGGACCAACGTCCTTTAGGGTGAGTGCAAATCCTACATTTTCAGTTCCATCAAAAGTTTTTCCTACTGCAACAATATCATCATTGGTACCTTCACCTAAAGTAAATGTTCTAGGTGTTTTTAATTTGTTAGCAATATCAACACTAGCATCAGCAAAGTTAATATCAACATTAGATGCTGCTGTTATTCTACCTTTAGTGTCAACAGTAACAATACCAACTTGAGTTGAAGAACCATAAGTTCCTTGTTCGACACCAGTAGTTGTTAATGTAAGTGCGAATCCTACATTTTGAGTTCCATCAAAAGTTTTTCCTACCGCAACAACATCAGTTCCAAAAGAAATTTCTCTAGGAGTTTCTAACTTCTTAGCAATATCAGCAGTTCCTTGGAAAGCACCATTAAACGTAGTTGCATAAACATTATTCCATCTTAGATTAGCAGATCCTAAATTCACACCATTATTAGTTTTAGGATTAATATCACTAATTACACGAGAACCAAAAGATACAGTATCAGAATTTACATCATTACCAAGTGTTGTATTACCATTTACTGTAAGATTTCCAGAAACAGTAACATCATCAGGTAAACCAATTGTTAAAGTAGTTCCATTACCTACAGTTACAATTTCATTTGTGGTTCCTTCAATTTTAAACGTCTCACTATCAAGATCAACGGAACCATTTCCACTATCTCCCGCAAAGTCTAAATCTTGAGCGGTAATTTGATTATCTACATATGCCTTAATTGATTGCTGAGTGGCAAGTGCGGTGGCACTATCAGATGACATGTCATCTTCATCAAGTATTGATGTGATGCTGACCGTTGGATTTGTCCCTACTTTTAACGTATCAGTTGTTGTAATTCCTTGAATATCTAAAGAGGTATTAAAAGTACCAGTGTTTGCTGTTAAATTATCAAAGGTTAAATCATCTTTGATGTATAAATCACCACCAACATAAAGGTCTCCTCCAGTTGTTGTGATACCAGCATTACCGGCAAGTGTTACTGCAACACCAACAGAGGGTCCAAGTACATTTAAGTTTCCTGTAGCGTCAACTTGTAATTCACTACTAAAAGTTGCTATACCAGATACACCTAAATTATCAAGTTCCGTATGACCATCTACATCTAAATCTTTTTTAGCTTCAATTATATTATCAAAAGTTGCAATTCCTGTAACTTTGAGTTCATCTAAATCCGCTAAACCATCTACTGTTAATTTTTGATCAACATCTAAATTCTTTTCAAATGTTGAATTTTGGGTTACGGTTAAAGTATCAATATTGACACCACCACTAAAGGTAGATACTCCAAGAACATCCAATAATTGTGTCGGTATTGTGCTTCCGATACCAACACGATCATTATTAAAATCATAATAAAACTTTTCTGCTCCGTCTACAAGACCAGCAGTATTATGAAACTGAATTTGACCTATAGTTCCACCGGCACCAGAAATTACTGATTGTGGTGTAACCCACAAAAGACCACCAGTTGCAGTTTTTACTATTAAATCTCCCGTACTACCAGGTTGATTATTAGAATCATAAATTGTTCCTGTGATTCTAAAATTTCCATCAAGATGTAATCTCTGAGTTGGATCTATAGTTGAAATACCAACAAAACCGTTTAAGTCTGTTGTTACAAATGTTCCTCCCGTTCCTACAGTTATTCTATCACCAGCAGCAAATAATCCATCATTAAAAGTAAATCTAGTATCTGTGGCAAAATCATCACTACTTTTGAATAATACTGAATTATTATTTCCAGGAGGTGCAACTGTTATTGTTGCAAGAGTACCTACACTAACACCTTCAATATAAGGATCTGCTACAGCAGTTATAGAATTACCAATAAAATCAAGTTGTGTAATACTACTAGCAGTACCAACAAGTTCACTTTCTTCAAATACACTAATTGATCCAGGAATAATACCTCCCTGAACAGGAATCCAATATCGATTTATTTGATTATCATCACCAATAATAGATATTATTTGATATTGTTCTCCAGCAGGAATATTAGGAGTACCTCCAGGAGGAGGATTACCTAAATTTGGTTCAGAATCACCTGGAGACAAATATCTATATCTATCGGTAGTTAATCCCGATTGGGGAGTTTTTTTATAGCGACCTGAGATATATCTAGACATTTATTATTACGTAGTGCTATTCTCTAAGATACTCATAATTAATTCCATTTGTAGTGGAGCCACATTACCTCCACTTGGAGAGACACCGACATTTACAGTAAACTTATCATTATCTATTTTTGTTACAGTCAGATTCTGACCAGAAGCAGGATCTGTTGTTCTAGGGTATGTATGCACGCTTAAGTATCTATCCATACTACACCTAAATGATAAAGAATTATCTGCTATACTTATCGTATTTCCATTTGATAGTCCATGTCCAGCGATTGTTAATGTTAAAACTCCTGTAGCACCATCATAAGTTGCTGCTGTTGGAGGATTCATTGTAGCGGGTGTGCCTGTAGTATTTGTAATAGCATTTGATGTTGCACTTACAAATTTATGTTGAGCGGGCACATATGTATGAGGAATACCATTAACTACACCTGCATCAATAGTAAAGGTTTTTGATGTTCCTACATTATTTACAATACTATCAACGATAAAACTTCTTTGTGGTTCTGGAAAAACACTTGTAGTTATACCTGAATTATATGATCCACAATCAAAGACAATATTGCTCAGTGTTACTTCATCATTAACATTAAATCCATGATTGTTTATTGTTGTTACAGTAGCAATACCTGATGAATTATCGTAATCTACATTTGTAATTGTCGTTACTCCTGATTGAACTCCATTGATAATAACGGAATCTTTTATTCTTGCATCTCTTTGAAGAACTAGTCTGCCATCAATTATCACTAAAGCATCGTTAGGTGGAATTTCACCATTCTTTATAACTCTAATATTTCTAGTATTACCCTTTGTCTTAGATGCTTGACTTTCTCTTCTATGCGTAAAAGTCATTGTTGGGTATGTATTTACCCCAACATTAGATACTGAAGCATATAAGATAATTGAAGAAACTCCTGTAGGTGCAGTATAAACTGTCTGCTCCCCAGGAGAAACTGGAACAGCAATCGTGATAAACTTATTAAGTGGTGCAACTGCCATATTATCTCAACGCAAGTATAAGTGGTGTAACCTCTGCCTGTATTGCTTTACTAAAGTCTCTTCCTCTAACTGTGGATGTGGTTTGATCGACCTGAATTCCTGCACCGATATCAAAGTTTCCTTTTTGATCTGTTGAAGTAAATGGAATTTGTGCTCCTTTACTAACAACAACCTCATTCTCTTTTATTGGAATAGCACCTTGGAAAGGTAGTGATGTATTTATACTGGTACCTGAACCAACGTATTCAAAAGAATGTGAGCTGGTTAGAATACGACTAATTCTTTGCAGGGTAAAAGGGTCATCCTCAAATAGTTCATAAGGAACAAATTCATTAAAAGTCATTGTAGTTATTCCAGTATTAATGATAGGTTCAGTTGCTTCGGAGATTGTGAAATAAATTGGTTCCATAACTGCATTTGCAAGTGCAGTATTACCATCAATATCTACTACAATATTTTGTGTAGGAAGATAGTTTCTTCCAGAATTAATAACATCAATTTCAGTTAAAATTCCATTTTCATCAATAGTTGCACTTGCTTCTGCAATAATACCCTGTGGTCCCTTTGGTTCAAGAGTTCCATCATTATCCCTAATAGTAACTGTTGGTGGAACTGCAGCAGAAAATCCTCCAGGAGAACCAATAACTTCAATGCTTGAAAGTTCTTGAAGTGGTGCTGTTATTCTTCCAGTTGCTTGTTCTGCTGCAGGAACATCTGGATAGTTTGCTAAGTTAATTTTAAAATATAATGCTTGCCCATCAAATGGTCTTCTAACTATATCACTTGAATCAGTAACTCCCTTACCAACAACTACATCAGAATTATCTCCAGGAACAATATCCGCATTTACTTTACCAGTAAATTGTGTTGCGCCAAGACCAACAGCAACTAATCCAAAATTACCAAATGATGAGTTGGAGTTTGTAAGATCGCATTGTGCTCCAGTATCGGCGTAGATTGCAATATCATTATTAATTGTAAAGATAGAAACCAACTGAGCATATGCATTGTTAGTCAGAGATACACCAATCCCCGCTTCATTATACTGAGTAAAGGAATCACAGACCATTGATTTTAAGTCTGCTCCAGGAATTACTGTTCCTGTAAAATTCGCTATTGCATCATCACCATTAATTCTCATACCAATACTTCCGGTCATAAAATTGGTACAGTTTCTAACGTATGGAGATCTCCAACGTTTTGTAGGACCTTCGTCTGCTGGACCAGCAGCAGTATATCCACTATTTGCTGTCACTCCAGTTATCGGGAATGCAACTGCACCTGCACCACTATGGTCAACAAAAATATTGTCACCAGCAAAATTTAAATTCTCAATCAGACATCCTCTTCTGACCCAGAAAACATCTAAATTTGTATTTTGTGGTTCAATAGTAACAAGTCTTAAATCCTCTCCAGTAATTGATACATCTCTTTGAAGACCAACTGGATTATTCTCAACATATCTTCCAGGACGAATCTTAATTGTATCTCCAGGTAGAGCAACCGTCGCTGCAGCACCAACTGTTGCTTTAGCATCACCCTCTAATAACCCACTGTTAGAATCATCACCACTTTTTGAAACCCAAATAGTTTTCTTTGTTTCAACACCTGATGGTCTCCAAGATACACCAGCACCGACAGATGCTAAACGATAATCTTTCCCATTAACTCCAGTTTGTTGATTTATATCAATTATTGCATTCTCAAGTTCTAATGTATTTTCTAACTTAGTTTCTTGACCAACAAAAAGTTTCTTACCAATTGCAGCACCACCAACCACCTGTAATGCTGCCGTAGCATCAGATGCAGTTGCATCAGTTTCAGATTCTACTTTAGTTTCGTTACCAACAAAAAGTTTCTTGCCGATGGCAGCACCACCAACCACCTGTAATGCTGCCGTAGCATCAGATGCAGTTGCATCAGTTTCAGATTCTACTTTGGTATCTCCACCGATAAAAAGTTTCTTAACTATTCCAACGCCACCATCAATTTGAACTGATGCATTTGTAGTGCTAGTGGCGTCTGTTTCATCATTAAATGTTGATACTCCATCAACATCAAGAGTGCTATTAAGAGTGGTAGCACCATCAACATCAAGAGTGCTATTAAGAGTAGTAGCAAGATCAACATCGAGAGTGTCATTAAGTGTTGTAGCACCATCAACATCGAGAGTGTCATTAAGTGTTGTAGCACCATCAACATTTAACGTTCCGTTTATATCTAGATCAAACTGTGGATTATTTTGTTTGATTCCAACTCTAGTATCCCTATAAATTGGTGCATCATCTCCAGAACCATTAAATCCCCAAAGATCATTGGTAAATATGGTTGCAAGTCCAGTAACTGTCTGTGGATGTCTAGCAGTTGGAACAAGTGTATCAGTTCCTTTTCCAAGACTATTTAATTGGACAAAATTTAGAATTGAGAAGGATTGTCCAGCACCAACTTGACCCCCTTGTCCTGGAGTTGGTACAAAGACACCTTCATCCTGTAGGAAAATACCTTCTTGGAACGCAGGTTCAAATGGTACCCAAGTTATACCATTTTCATCTTTACTTAAGAAATTACCAGAAAGACCTTTTAGATTTCTAGAGTCATAAATTTCTTTCTGAATAGAAATACTTCCATTAATATCTAATTTTATTGATCCATCATTATTAAAATTTGCCGGAACTGTTGTTCCAACACCAACTACTCCTTGATCAGTAATTACGATACTGTCATCTCCAGAAAGAATCTGAACTTTTTCTAGGGGTGCGGTTGTTCCTATACCAACTTTATCCGTTCTAGTGTCTGCTGTGAATAATGTTCCACCTACACCAACATCAAAACTTCTTTTTACTAAAAGATCTTTGGCGATAGAAACACTTCCGTCAATATCAAGTTTTAATGAACCATCATCAGTAAAATCAACAGGTGTCGTTGTTCCTATACCAACTACTCCCTGATCAGTGACTACAATAGTATTATTTCCACTTAGTAGTTGAAATTTTTCTACTGGTGCCGTTGTTCCTATACCAACTCTTTCCGTACTAGCATCAGCAGTAAATACAGTTCCACCTACACCAACATCAAAACTATTTCTTACTAAAAGATTTTCAAAATCTAAAAAACCTTTAACAGTTAGATTTTCTTCAATAGTTACATTACCAGCAAAAGATGAATCACCCGAAACGTTTAAGTCTCCACCAATTGTTACATCTTTATCAAACGTTGCACTACCACTTACATCAATATCCTTATAAAAATATACTTTAGCGGCAAAAGTATGCTCAAAACTAGTTTTATTATTGAATAAACTCATGCTTTAAGTTCTCCAATAGCTTTTTTTGCAATAGCAACTGCGGCAGCAGAACCAACTCCACCAGCACCAGCAGACGCGGCAATAGCAATACTTTCTGCATCAAGACCAGCATATACTTGATTCAAGAAAGTCTTTAGATTAGTTTCTGTTGCGATACACTTAGGTCCATAAGAATGTGGTGCTTCACAATATGCCTCTTTTGCTTTAATATCAAATTTATCACCAACATCAAAGAGCACATTAGCTCCCGCTTTGAATGTAATATCTGTCTTAGATTCCATAACAATGTTATTGCCAAGGATTCTGACATCACCATTTTCCATGGCAGTAATAAGAACACTACCTTTCATACCAGTAATGCAAATATCTACACCACCTCTTTCAGTATTTTGACCTCCAATAATCTCAATGGTTCTATCATTATAGAGACGAAATACTCCACCCTCGGTCATTCCCATCAAGGAAACATCACCTTGATTATTATTGCCGTAAATATCATAAACTGATTCACCATTAAATCCCGTCTGGGGATTTGCAGCTTCAATCCTGAATTTAGGACCAAGATTGATATATTGTCTACCTTCCCAATTATTTGACATTTCTAGAACCTCCTAATAATATTTAGTATCCGCCACCACCGGATGGAGGTGAAGATGGGGGAGGTGTTGGTGGTGGTGTAGGAGTTGGTGTAGGAGTTGGTACTGGTGCTGAGGGAGTTTGAGTTTCACCATCACTAGTGCTAGGTGTTGTAGGGGTGGTACTAGATGTAGTTGTAGGAGTACCTCCTCCAGTTACCTGTTGTATTTGAGTAGTTGTACTAACTATTTGTTGTGGAGAACCAAGACTTTCTTCTGGAGAATCATAAATGTATTGATGAGGTGTAGATACGTGTGTAGCACCCACCATTTTTCTTCCATTTGTTGGATGTACATGGAATGGTCCATAATATTTTTCACCATTGACATATCCAACAAAATCATCATCCTTAGAAATACAATCAATGACCTGTTTAACTTGACCTTGAGGTGTGATAGGTCTCTTCTTAATTCTAGGTGCTATCTTGGCACCACTTCCAGTAATAGTGTTAACTGTATATTCAAGTGATTCAGTAAAACTAGGATATTCATTATTGATTCTGGGAGCAATCTTAGTTATTGCGCCAGTATTGTCAATCTTAATATCATATTCGTTTCCAGCACTATCAGTAATTATATCCTCATCTTCATAATTTTCTCCACCATCAATAATAATGGGTCCTTTTTCATCATCAAGAATAAAGTCATCGTCAACTGGAATATTTTTATCTGGTGTATAATTTTCACCCTCAGTAACAATGTAAATGTCAGTTATTTGTTGATAGGTAGGAGAATCTGGATCATAATCAATAACTGATCTTGCTGTGGCACCATAACCTTCACCACATTCATCAACAAGTTCAACAAATGGTGGGAAAGTATATCCACCACCACCATTAACAAGATCTACACCAATCACACTACCTGTAAGTCCTTGTCCACCTTGAGCAACCTGAACAATTGCATTTGCAATGCCACCAACACCTTTGATTCCACCACCAAAAATTTTAACTTTTGTGCCACCACATCCACCAAGTTCTGGTGGTCCTGCGTAACACTTACTCAGAGGACTTTCAAATCCTGGTGTTGATACACTTGGATTCATAAAATCAAAATATCCTAATGATCCAGTGATGGAAGCAATATCTTGAACCAAATCAATTGGCAGCGCAGATAAATCCTGAGCAACCGCTAACGCTTCATTTGCAGTATTTAAAATTTCATCTACAGGAACACCATCCTCATCACTAAATCCTTTTCCAATTACCCACTCATCTGATGCAAGGTCAAATTCTGGTGCAATCTGATTACATCCAAGTTCTTGTGCAATACCTAAGATTGCACTACCCGTTCCACCTAACCAAGTACCGATGTCAAATCCCATTAGAATTTTATCGACACCTGCCATCAAAGGTCCAAGGAAACTTGTCACACCACCGATAATGTGATTCATTAAAGCACCAACAACCTGGTCTCCAATACATGAAACAAAATTTGTAACATTATCAGCAACACTCTGAAGAACTCCTTTAATTACATCTCCAATACCTGCTATAACTTTATTAGCAATACAAGGTATTGCATCCGAAATTTCCTTTACTGGACCAATGAGTGTTGCTTGTGCAATTATTCCTGCAGTATCTGCCGCTGGATCGCTTCCTGTTGCAGCAAAAACTACTGCATATACAGAATCATATAATGCTTGAAGACCAAAATTTAGAGTTGGTACAAGAACATTCGATAAATTTGTAGTTATATCTTGAATCATACGAGCACTGCCCTTCTGAATATTGGCAGTTTGAGTATCAATTAATTCAAATAATTGTTGCTTCTTTTTTCCTACAAATTCATTTGCACCATTAACAGCACCTTGAATGCTTCCTGTAATTTCTGCTACACTCTTAGTAAAATTATCAACATCATTCTTTATTCTTGCAACAGCACTATCTTCATTAGCATTTGCAGCAGTAACTTTTTTACCAATAGCACGACTTGAAGAAACTTCTTTTGTAGTTGCTGCCTTTTCTTTTGCTTGTGCTTCTGCTAAAGCGGCGTCTTCTGCCGCAAGAACTTCATCAGTTTGAGTAGAACTTTCTGCCTGTTTATTCAGTTTATCGGCAGTTTGTTTATCAACTGAACGTGGTGCTTTTTGTGCTGTTGTGGTCTGTTCGTTTGCTTGATTTGGTACAATAACTCCACCAGCTGCAGGTTTGATTCTGCCTGTAAATCCAGTGAACGGTTCAAATGGATTCTTGTACGTTGATGATGGAACCTGGTCTGTTCTACCAAAAACACCAAGAATTGCAGGTTGCTGTGCATCATCACCATCAAGGAAGAAACCAAATACAGTATCACCAGGTGCAATCTTTACAGACGTAGCTCTATTTGAAGCACCAGAACCATCAGTACAACCAAGAATTGCAATCGCCCAAGGCAAATCTTCATCAGGAAGTTCAACAGTAGTATATGGATGATAACCAAAAATACGAACTTTGAAACGATTTCCCCATCCGCCACCATTTGCTTGATTACCTTGTGCAGAAGCAGGAGCAGTCTGTCCAATCCACCATCGGAATCCGTCTCTACCAATAAAATTAGTTTTTAGTAATGACTCCTCTAACATCAGTTCTCTTTGTTATTTGTTCCGTATTGACCAAATGTATCTCTAATCAACTTTGCAGAGGTATATGACCCCTCTGCATTGAATTGATGGCATAACTCTTTAATCATATATAGACCACTTTGCTCCTGGTCAAATTCTTTTTCTTTTTTTGTTGAAGTAACTGGAAAAGAACATTCAATAATATCACCTGCCCTCAAATTAGTATTTGAAGGAATAGTAATTGTTAAGGTCTGTGTGAATAGACTATTATATCTAAGTAATGATTGTGATTGATTTTCAAGTGGGTCTGCATTCAAATCTTTTTTCACATCTTTTTCAATAGTTCCTCTATCTAAAATACCAGTAATCATCCTTGTTGGAATTTCTCCTAAAGTCTTATCAGAGGTCTCACTAATCTTTGGCAATTTCAATTTTTTGCCCAGATTTTTTACTTTACCATAATCGTCAATAGTAAATCTTCTTTTCTCTGGTGGAGTTACTCTAAATGTAAGTGGATCAAAATATGCACGATGAGAACAATAAGAACCCAGTCTTAATTTTTCAAGCATATTTTGATTTCTATTAGTAACATATGCCATTATAATTTTATCTTCACCAAATACAGACCCAACGTGTGCATTACCATCGGTAACTGTTGTATAATAGAATCTATCTTTTGGTTCCTGAGTAATTAATTTATCAAGAGATTTAAATTTGTATCCGTCTTGAGTTTGATAGAACACATAACCAGCAATACCAGATTCTGGTGCTGCCTTGGATGCTAACCAAGTAAGTACGGTGAAAGGTTTTCTCATATTTCCAATGAAACCATACTTATTAGAAGTCTGGTCAGAATCAATTGGTTTTCTTGTTTGAATAAGTTCCGTCAAAATTGATTCTACAGAACCAGATATTGGTGAAGAAGATGGATATTTCTTTACTACTCTTGTCGTTTCATTTGTAATCGCTTCTCTAGAACAAAGATTAAGAACAAATGTCTCAACTTGAGGTTCACTGATAATATTTGTTATACTTGAGACATACAAATAATCATCAGTATTTTTTGAAAAGTTTAATCCAGGACTTTCTGCATTACCTTTAATATTGAGAGATACTCTTTCTCCACCTCTTAATGGAAGTCCTTGATAAATTCCTTTACCATCAAAGGCATTACCAGTAGTGGTAACAATAATCTTTGCTGTAATCGTTGGTGAAAAAATGTCTTCATAATAATTTATAGACTGGACACCAAGTCTTAAATCAGCACTCTGGGATTTATCGTTAGATTCAATGAGTACTTCTATGTATTCTGATGGATCTGACGCTTTTTTACTTGGCATTATGTATATTCTAACTCTCTAAGAAGATTATTTGTGATGAAACTATTTAACTCATTTACGACAACAGTTTTTGTTCCACCATTACCTCCACCACCAGACATTACTACTGCAGGCGATTGAGATTGCTGTCCTCCCACAGGAATTGGTACAGGGATGACAGAACCTTTATTTCTGGAAGTTGCAACCGTACTACCAATATCATTCATACCTATTCCCTCTAAAGAAGGACCACCGCGACCACTAAGATCTGGTATTTGTCCTGGTTTTCTATCAATTTGAGCAGCAGAAAGCATAATTAATCCAACGTATGGATCTGGTGATGTATTGCCACCGTAGTTTGTAGAACCTTTTTCTGTTGATGCCTCCAAGTGAATATGTGGTCCTGTAGACTTGCCAGTGCTACCAGTAACAGCAAAAGAAGTTCCTGCTGGAATAGCACCAGACTTGATAATGATTGAACTATTATGTGCAAATCTAAGTTGAACACCAACCGAAGGCACCCATACGTCAATAACAAGACCATATCCAGGATCATCCTTTGTCCCAACAACTTCACAATCAGCTCTTAATGCAATATAAAGACCAGCAGCACATCCAATATCAAGACCACCATGAGGTTTTGTTCTAAAGTTTTCAAAAGCACCTTTAATTGATGTGATTGTTGCTGGAGCACCTAATGCACTTACATCTTCTCCTTTAGTAAATCTTTTACTTAAATCTAGTTTTCCTGTTTGCCCAAACTGTTTGAATGCTGCTTCAACGTCTTCTGGTGCAATAGTAGCTTTATTGCCATTGAATCCTCTATAATAACTTTGACCCCTCTGAACAGACTGCACGTATCCTTGTTGATCTGCTAATACTGGAATACCAGCAAATTCCATTGCAAGAAGACTTGCTGCCCTAATAGGATCATTTATAATCATATCGGCAGTTATTCCTCTACCCTTAATCAAAGATATTGCAATTAAATCTTGATTCTCTTCATTAAATAAATCTTTTTCTGGATCCAATCCAGCATTAACTGCTTGCTGAATGGGATTTGTTAATTGATATTTGCCAATTGCACCAGTGCCACCATTTTCACCCTTTGCATTTGCTGCTTCAGCAATCGTCATATTTGTTAGATTATCATTCTTATCGTTTGGTGCAATAGAAGTATATCCACCCTCAGCACTTCCAATTAAATTTAAGATTGGTCCATATTTTCCTGCCGTAGCAGCATCACCAGAAGTACTACGATTATTATTGTTATTGTTATTATTAGAAACAAACATGCTTCTCATAATAGCAAGTAAATCAAAATCTCTCAAGTTTGTTATTCCCTTCTGCAAATCCAAAAACATACTATTGACTGCATTTTCAACATCAGAATTGGCAGAGTTAAATTGATTTTCTTGTTGTCTAACATCATCCTCTCGTGGGTTAAAAATGCGCCCATAAAGACCATCAAGTGAAAGATTAAAGTTTTTAAAGAAATTTGTCGTGTTATCAACCCAACCACGAAGAGTATTATAAACAACTGTCATCTTAGTGATTAGTTCTTCCGCACCTTTAATAATTTTCGGAAGATTTGTAAGTAACCATCCAACAAAAATAGTTCCAACAAACTTCATGACTCTTCCTAAGAATCCTTGAGTGCTTGATGTAACAGCTTTTTGTGTTGCAGAACCTATTCCTAATGACTGAACTTTTCCTGCTTCAATTATATCTTCCCTTTCTCTTCTTCTTACTGCTTCTCTTCTCTTTTCAAATACACCTAGTCTTGATCTAATTGCTTTTTCTTTTTCCCTATTTCCTTCTACAAGTCCACGTATGATTACTGAAGATGTATTATTAGCTTTTCTGAGTCCAACACCAAAACTGTTCAAAGACTTCTGAATGTTGGTAATACTAGTGCCGCTTTTAAATAGTGATTGTTGTGCTAACATTAGCTAGGTACCACGTTAAAGTTAGAATATGCACCAAGCAGATAAATGTTATCTTTATTTGCAGTTGGTATATTTGGAACACCAGAAATGGCACCCTGAGCAGCAGGAGTCTCAATTGGTTGTGTTTCTTGTGCTTGCGCCTGTTCTATAGGTATGGGGACAACCGTTACACCTGGTTCAGTTGATTGTGCTATAGTTCTTGCAACAGAATCATCTCTACTTATAGGAGTAAACATATTTGCAGGAAGTTGTCCTGTTCTACCAATATATTTCTCCTGGTCTACAAATCTTTGTATCTCACCGACACTATATCCCATATCCGATAATGTAGTGTCACCTTGTGTAATCTGACCAGGTTCTAATCCGGCAGAGGGGTCACCTTCAATAGGAACATTTGCTGGTTCTACATTAACATTCATCTCAGTTTCACCATACTCCGCTGGTACATCTGGATCTATTGGTGCTCCTTCCTCATTGCCTGCCAGTTGACCTGCTGACATGGGTTGTCTACCCATTACAGGAGTAATTGGTTGTATATTTGGATCTAAAGATGGACCACCAGTTCCATTTAGATTATCTGGTGGCGTCGTTGGATCAAGACCTTCTATTGGTGGAGGTCCTTCATCAGGTGGTTCTTGCTGATTATTACCATTATTTTCATTGCCATTTGGAGTATCTGGTAAATTTAATTTAGAAGGGGGTGTTGTTGGATCATCTATAGGAGCTCCCTTAAATAAATTGAATAATCCTGGAAGACCCTGCTTTGCAGCTTCAATTACTGTATTGATAAACTGTGCAATTGGATCTGAGAAATAATTTGCTATAGCAGCACCACCAGCAAGAAGAGCAAAAGCTTTAAATCTTAAAGTGAGTAATGCTAATGCTGCTTTACCTGCTAGCATTACAGATCCAATCTTAACTAGATTGGATACAATACTATCTTGTAATCTTCTTAATTCTTTTTCGTTTCCATCACTGAGAGCATTTAATACTTTTATTGCATTTATTGCTAACCATCCACCTAATAATGTAAAGAAGAAGTTACCAAGTCTTCCTAAAGTAATTTGTGCTCTGCCTGATAATCTCTCTGCAGGTGCAATTGTTTTTGTTTGTATTTTTTTCTCAATTGCAGACTCTTTACCTTCTCTCAGTTGTTGTTCTGCTAATCTTCTCTCAAGTAATAATTCTTGCTGTTCCTTTCTTCTTTCTAATGCTTGAGATGTTGCTAAACTATTAGCAATCACAGTCATAGAACCCGACAAAGAATTCACTTGGGCAGTCAAATTTTGTATTTGATTGGATACAACACCTAACTGTAATGAATTCTTATTAATTAATGCAGTTGTAGTAGGATCTGGTTGTGCAACAGCACCAGGAGCAACTGCCCTACCAGTAAATGCAGCAGCAGATATTGTTGTTCTTCTTCCTATTAGTGCTGAATTAACCATTCTGCTGTTGTTGTGCCTTCAGGTTTTCTTCTTCAATATACTGTTGGAGGAAAGTAAGATAAATTTCTTTCTCCCAAGGTATCATATTTTCTAACTCTGTCAAAGAGTATTTATGATGATGCATCAAGGCAAAATTAATTCGGAAGTATGACTCAAGGTCAGTATGAGCCATACTTATGCGAAAAAAGATGCTAACCCTTCCAATAAGATATCATTTTCAACTTCAGTGTTAGGATTTTTTACCTTAATAGTATGAGACAACTTTGGCATGGTTACAAAGAAATCTTCAACTTCTTTGAATTGCTTAGAACTAAGTTGCTCAAGAAAGTCACGAATCTCTTTCTTGGTACAGTCTTTTGCAGACCAAGATTCCTCTTCATTATAAATTTGTTCAATACATGAACCAATAATTTCAAAGGTATCATCTACATTAATATCGGACATTGCAAAGTTAGTTTTCACAAACTGATCCATTGATGGATACTTCATTCTCAAAGTTAGATTCTCATCTAATCTAATATCACGAGAATGATTTTCATCAACTTGAATCATAATATCATCAAGTGCAATCGTTGTTGGAACTTTTGTTACACCATCATCAGGACAAGTTACAAGAACTTCAACCTCTTCACCTACAGATTTACCACGAATATTGAGGAACAAATATTCAATATCAAATGTTGCAAGTTCTTCAACTTTAACACCACGGGTGCTAATGCAACTTTTAATTACATCTTTAACGGCATTAGTTATTTGTACAGTATCTTCACTTTCCATTGCCATAATAAGAATCTTTTCTTCCTTGACTAGAAAAGGTCTATACTTAACTTTTTTTCCAGTTGAAGGAATCACCAACTCATAAGTTGGTGTATTAATTTTTGGTAAAGGCATTACAATCCTTGCACATCAGTGAAATTATTTAGATGGGAATCAGAAGAATTCAAATGTTGATTTCAAATGTTGAATCATACACACTGGGACTACTATCAAATTGACTGTTCAATATCGAACTATTAGATATATTAAATGCACTAGCACTAGAACTATTATTGAAAAGACCTGCAAGATTATTAAAACTTCCGTCAGCAGGTAATGTGATTCCAGTATCTAAAACTGTGGAAGCATAATCTCCAGCATTACCTGGATTTCCAGTAGTCGCTCCTTCTTTATTATTATCTGTCCCAGTAGCGTAATTGATAGAATATGATTGTCCTGCAATATAACGTTCATAGTTAAATGATGCAGTTGCTTTTAGTATCTGCGATCCTTCATATGAAACTGTAGTGGCATTCAATGATATTGGGAACAATCCAATAAATCTATACTCAATATATCTCTTGTAATCCTTTTCAAATTTTACAATTTTAGTATAATCACATTTATATTCATCAGGATATCTCATTCTAAAATAATAACCTCTCTTTACTGGATCTTGAGCATCAAGACCAGTAGTGGAACCACTAGAAGCAAATTCCATCCAATGTTCAAGAAACTTTAATGCACGATACTCATTATCAACATAAAAGTCCAAATCCATCTGGACAAATTGTCTTGTGTGTATCATCCTCTCGGTGACACCTTGAAAATTTCCTATAATATCTGCTGTAGCAAAACTACTTCCAGGTAAAGATCCTCTAGAACAAAGAAGACCAATTTCTTCTCCAAGAAATCTACTATCCATACCTCTTTGTTTGAGATATGTCATTAACTTTGGAGTAAATCCACCAAACTGTACCAAATAGTTTGATGTAAGTGCTACGTTTGATATAAGAGGTTTTATCTGCGATATCTTTTTGGGAAACGGTCTAGGCACTCTAAATATCTTATATGAGATTATTAGTTATTTAGATGTCATACAAGGGAAAATATTCACCATCACATCCCAAGAAATATAAGGGTGACCCAACCAATATTGTTTATCGTTCCTTATGGGAACGAAAGTTCATGGTTTACTGTGATAATAACGAAAATATATTAGAGTGGGGTAGTGAAGAGATTGTTCTCCCATATCGTTCACCTGTTGATAATAGAATTCATAGATACTTCCCAGACTTCTACATTAAGTATAAAGACGTTGGTGGTAGAATCAAACGATCACTGATTGAAATTAAACCACTAAAACAATGTTCTCCTCCATCAAAACCAAAAAGACAAACAAAGAAGTATCTTAACGAGGCATACGAATACGCTAAGAATCAAGCGAAGTGGAAAGCAGCGAGAGAATTTTGTGAAGATAGAATGTGGGAGTTCAAAGTATTAACTGAAAAAGAATTAGGTATCAAGTAATGGCACGAACCATTAAGTCTGGTGGTAAAATTGGAAGCAAATATTTTTATATTTACGAAACTGGTGAGGTAACTTCTAGTAGCGATCTTAATATTGAAGTTGGTTCTAATGTATATGATGATGGGATACGTAGAGACCCAAGACCTGCTAAAAATAGACCAACTGATACTGACACGAACAGAAATAGAATTCGTGTAGTAACAAACAATGTGACGGGTGTCAGAGACCCAGATATTGTAATCAACGAACTGATAAAAGTATTGGATAAAGCAGATGCACCAATACCTGGTAAGTTATATGTTTATCGCTATCGTGCAATCACACCTGGTATAAGATATGATAAAAATCCTGTAGTTCAGATGCGTACACCACTAGAAGATGGTTGGATTGCAGAAAATTATCATTGGTTAGGTAAAGGTCAGTCAGTAAGACGATATCTTGCTAATGAAGTAGTGACTGATGGCATTTATGAAATCTACCCATCTGAGTTAAGGGATGTTCTTATGCTTCCTTTAGCAGATTTTGCAATGAGTAGCTAAATACTTAAAAAGTACCGTCCATAATGGAAGACGACTATAGTGCATTAATAGCAGATTCATTTACAAATCCACTTTCATTTAATGGATTCAGTGCTGCCGAAATTCTTGCCGGACAATCAAATCAAACTGCAACTACTCCAGATGCTGGTACTCAGGGTACGAATAATGACCCTTTAGTGTTGAGATATCCAAAGCAAAGACTTGACGCAACTGCAGATTATTTGTCAATGTCAATATTTGATTATGAAAGTAATCAAGACATTTATGGACTGACTGATAAAGATACTAAGGGTCAAAAGTTAACAGATTTGCTTTCTGGACTAGGAAACAAAGCGGATAAAATAGAAAAGATTCTAGAAGGTACTGAAGAAGAGAAAAAATTGATGACCAATCTTCAGCAGATATATCTGCCGATGCCACAAAGTATCTCTGACGCTATGTCTGTTGGATATGCTGAAGATTCTTTAAATCCTTTACAAGTCGCTGGTCTTAAGGCTGCAGGTGCTATTGTACCCGACGCTAAGACTGGTCAGATAAGACCCTTTGGTACTGAAGATGTAACTGAAGTATTTAAAGATTTAAAAGGACTGGGAGTTGGTCCTAATGAAATAAGGGCATTAAAAGATGGATTATCGTCAGTAGCAATCAATCAATTAGGTGCTAATGTAAATCCACAATCAATTATCACCAGAGCAAGTGGTCAAATTCTACAATCAAATTTAGAGTTACTCTTCAATAATGTCACTCTAAGGTCTTTCCCATTTGCCTTTGATTTTGCACCTAGAAATCCTGATGAAGCAAATGAAGTTGCACTAATAATACGAACAATTAAACGAGGAATGATGCCAAGAAAAGGAGAGAATCCTGCGATCTTTATTAAATCTCCCAAACTATTTAAATTGAGATATATGTCTGGTACAGATCCACATCCATTCTTGAACAAAATGAAAACTGGCGTAGTAACAGATATGTCAGTTAATTATACTGGGTCAAATACTTATGCAACATATGATGATGGAACACCAGTTCATATGACCATGCAATTTACATTTAAAGAAATCAATCCAATTTATGCTGATGATTATGAAGTAGAAGGTGATACAGCACTCGCAGCTGGTACAGGAGTAGGTTACTGATGTCTTATTTTAGAGAACTACCTGATATTGCATATCAGTCAAATCTTCAACATAAAATTTCTTCAAAAGAATATGTTGCTATCAAAAATCTTTTCCGTAGAGTAAAGGTTAGAGATTCTATTCAAGATAAAACAACTTTATATTCTAAGTATACTATTCTTCAAGGTCAACGACCAGACACGATTGCAGAAACATTTTATGGTTCCTCTGAATTGGACTGGGTTGTTGTATTAACTGCAGGTATAACAAACATTAGAGACCAATGGCCACTCTCCAATAAAGATCTCTACGTTTATGCAGAAAACAAATATGGTACAAAATTAAATGATATTCATCATTATGAAACCCTCGAAGTAAAAGACTCCAAGGGTCGGTTAATTCTTCCTCCTGGTCAGAGAGTTGACCAAGATTTTTCTATTCCTGCACCCTATGATGCTACTATCACAGGTAATAGTTATGTTGCAACAGGTGCATATGAAAATACTAAGTACACAGGAACAGGTGACATCAATCCAGTAATTGGTATTTCAAACTTTGTTTATGAAACAATTCAAAATGAAAAGAAGAGAAAGATATTCTTATTAAAATCAAAATACTTGGGACAATATTTGAGTGAAATAAGAACTATTATGAACTATAGTGAAAGTTCTCAGTTTATCAATGAAAGATTAATTAAGACTGACAACACTAGACTCATCGGTCCATAAGAGATCTAATTTTTTATCAAATACCATTACATATCGGTGTTTACGGGATCGATATTTCCATTCTCCCTCAACACCTTTCATTTTGCCGCGTGAGTGCTTGGTACCGTCTGCATAATAGAAGTCTTTTTTAGCATCTGTAAGCCCACAATATTTAAAGTTACAAGCTCGATAGATTGTACCACCATGAAAGTCGCTATCAGCGTAAGAAATGATTGCCCTAACTTTAGTCTCTCTGCGTAACTGTTTGATACATCTGGATACGAACCAGGAAGTAATATTATATTCTGTTTGTTGTGTGTCAGGGTGAATACAAAGTCGTGAAAGTTCAAAGAGACCTTCTTGTTCATTTCGGTCTAGACCGAATGCTCCTTGTGCTATTTCTGGAACGGGGAGACCCGTAAAGATACAGACTCCCTTGATGCCACCGATATTGAGTGGACTAAAATCATTATTTTCATAAAGACCATAATTGTATCCAGATTTGAAATCTTTAGAAATATCCTTTAGATAGTGATATTTTAAAAGTAGTTCTGCTGATTGTGATTTGGTTACACGGTCTATATAAAAATCTAATTTCATAACATTTTTTCTAACGCATTTCTAGTATCAACACCAGAAAAATGATTTTTTAACAATTGTACTTGTTCTTTGAACATAGACTCTGGACAACGCTGTCTACCAAGATTAAAAAGTCTTAAAGCAATAACAACATTCCCTGGAACATATCCAAGGGATTCATCTAATCTCTCTAAACTGGGAGCAAGAGGATTGGGACTTATAAAAATACCCTGTGGGTCAATAGGAAAATCCGTCCAGTAACACATGCCTTTTTGTCTAGTAAATTGATGAATAAGATACTGTTCATCAATAGTAACATCTAATGGTTCTGTTCTTTTAATTCCATTTTTCTTTTCTTGTCCAGGACGGGCAGCAGTTTTTGCTTTTTGAACAAGTGCTTTCCAAGGATTTTTCATAATAAAAAAAATAATGAAACCGCAGAAGTAAATCTGCGGCATCGGATTTAGTTACACGGTATGTTGTGTAATCAGACTTCACTCTTCGGCAAGACGAGCAAAGTATGCCAGAGTGTCATCCTCTTCAACGGTTGAAGCGGAACTAGGAGCAATGATGTCTTCTGCATTAAAGTCACCAGGGGTAGAAGTCACTGCAGGAGTAGCACCACGGTTCTCACGACGGAACTGTTCTTCTTCCATAACAGTCTCTTCGTCGTGGAAGCGAGGAGTGCCTTTGTTACCCAGCACATAGTCCAGACGCTTTTTCAGTGCGTCGTAGTCCTTGAACTGGTCAGCAGCAGTGAACTCAGACAGAGAAGACTGCTTCTTCCAGATTGCTTCCATAGCGTCATCATCTTCTAGAAGTGCATCTTGACGTGCAAACTCAGAAGAGTCATAGTTACGGTAACCAGCAACGTTCTTTGCCTTCAGTTTGAAGTTGGCACCCTGCCAGAAGTCAAACGGATCGATTGCTTCCTCGTCCTCGAACTCGGGTTGCATTGCGGCAGTGATCTTGTCAAAGATTTTCTTACCGTACTTGTACAGCATCACACGACCTTCATTTTGAGGGTTAGCAGGATCCTTCACAACATAGATGTTGCTGATGTAAGTCAGTTTACGCTTCTGCTTACGAGCAGCATCTTTGCCTGCATCAGTGCCGTTGTTCCACAGCATAGAGTTGTACTCAGACACAGGATCTTTCTGACCCAGAGTGGTCAGAGAGTTTTCAATGTACCAACCGCCAGGACCTTGGAAGGCATGAGAGTACAGTTTGACGAAGGGAAGATCTTCTCCGTTAGGAGCAGGAAGGAAACGGATGACGGCATAACCATTGCCGCTCTTATCACACTCCAGTTTCCAGAAACGGTCATCGGCGGAACCGCCACCGTTGTTGTTCATCTTTTCAACTTCCTTGACCAGTTTTTGAGTCAGGGAGCCCAGTTTGGATTGCTTTTTAAGGTCTGCGAAAGACATTTAGATTACCTCGGATTAGTTTGGATTTGTTGGATTTGCTTGGATATTATAACAAAGAAACCATCAAGAGTCAATGTAATTTTTCAATGCCTCGATGGTCGCACTCATACTATTGAATAGCATACTCATGTCGGTCTCAGGTGGAAAACCCATCATTACGACTGACTTGCGAAGGTTCTCTTTCATTTCAACCGCTTTAGGATCTTCCGAAAGAGATAACCTAGTATACATCACTTTTTGCTTTTCTAGCAAGTTTGACAGTATTTCAACATGTTTTAATCTGTCTTCGTTGGACATAGAATTAAAATTAAAGAGAGAACCATAGATTCTCTCTTGCAACTCATTGATTTCTTTTAATTCATCTTGAATAATTTCAGAATCAAAAAAATCACTCATTCTCTGCTACTACTTCAGTTTCTGCGACTTCTTCAGTCTCTTCAGTCTTTTCAGCAGATTCAATAAGTTGCTGAAGCACGTCAATAGCACCGTCAAGCCTCAATACAGTTGCACGGGACGTTTCAATCTGTGTGATAAGTTCTGTTCGCTGATTAATAAGATTTTCAAGAACAGTTTTATTGTCAAGAGCCATTACTAATAATCTCCTTTAGAATTCTTTTGTAGTTGAATACGTCAATATTTATGAAGGGTTCATATTTCTTTATTTTCAAACTTACGGTTTCCCACACAGGATCCAGCAGTTTTTTATCAAAGTTTTTAGAAAAATGGAAAATTTTGTCGTAGATGACGAAGTTTTCTAGAGATAATCTCCCGCTTAGATACTCCTTCAGAAGGATAGGATGACCTTTGGAACAATCGAACAGTTTCGAGAATTCGTTCTCCAAGAACAACCCGTTGCTTTGTTCTTTGAACAAGTAAGTCGAACTCTGTCTCCGTTTTTTCCATTCGGCGTAAGTCCTTTCGCCAGAATTGATAATTTCTCCAATCCATAGATTTTGTGGGTTATCGGCGGAAGAAAAATTTGACACCAAAAAATCAACAACCTCTTCATCAGAGTATTTGCGAGAGGTTTTCTCAAACCAATACTTGTCTTTCCTCTTGTTAAAAGAGGTCACACTAGCACGGGTCTTCGCACCATACTTGAAGAAGTCGTATTTTGGATTTGTAAAATGATTTTTGAGTGACAAATAATGTTGGTAGGTATCAAATGGAGTCACTTTCATAAAGGCAATTTTGCTCTCGAAGTTCGTTTCATAAAATTAAGTCTCGTAGCATCCCACTTCAGTTTTTCTTTTAGTGGTTTAGATACTAACTTAGATATAGAGTCTACCTCAAGTTCATTGATTTCACAATAATGACAAATAGCATCAATATAGTTAAATTTTTCTTCAGCAACAATTTTTTCAATTTCTAAGGCAAATTTTGAGGGGGTCAAAAATTTACTCTCGATTGCTTTTTCTAGTTCTTTATTTGGTTCCATAGAGTTCCAGTTTATCTCTAACAAACTTTCCAATGTATTCTGTGAGAAGTTTGATGTACTTTGATTTGTCTCGCTCTTCATAGACGACGCATTCTCCATTTTCACATGCCATGATAATTACAAGTTTTTTGACTGAAATACCAGTCAATTCATACAGCATACAACCATATGCCATGCACTGTACAAAGTAGTGGTCAATCCACTCTCGGGGTTTTGGTTTTTTTGAAGTCTTGAAGTCGATTATTGCTAACTCGCCGTCATATTCAGCGATACAATCTACTGTTCCAGCAATTCCTAATTGCTTACTATATAGCGAACCCTCAAGGGCGTGTATGTTATTTATACGATTTAGGTTCTCTTTAGAAATCTTGAACAGAAAATCAGAGATAGGTTGAACCTTTGGAAGATTCTCATTCTTGAGATAATGTTCGGTAAGAGTGTGCATATCCGTACCGCGACTAGTTGCTTTTTTCGTGATACGATCTGCTTCTTCATTACCAACTCTTTTCCTCCATTTAATAAAAATCTCCTTATTAAAATGACTGGTCACCGAAGTAATGGAGACCAGTCGGAGGAGTTCTTCTTCATCGGGAACAGAGTAGTATCTCACTCCATCAATTGTCTCCCTCTCAAGTTGAGGGAGACTTACATCAACATAATTAAACATCAAAAACCAGATTCCATTTTTGCAATAATATATTCTTTGACGAGTCCAGAACGAACAATATCGTCAACATCAAACTCAATTATATCAAATGATTCCATTTTACGCAAGATGTTGAGAAAATCAACAATACCATTCTTTTCCTTATCTTTCTGCAAATCAGATTGACGTGCATCTCCACAGAAACAGATCTTAGTATTCTCACCAACACGGGTAATAATACTATCAAGTTCATGAAAGTTTAGATTCTGGAACTCGTCCACAATAACAATCGCATTATCAAGAGTTGTTCCACGCAAAAATGAAGTAGACCAGAACTTGATAGATTCCTGAGATTTTAAGTTTCCATACAGCATTTCAAAGTCTGCATCACTAGGCATCTGGAACATATATTTCACCATATTCTTATAAGGAATTTGGTAAATGTCTGCCTTGTCTTCATGTGAACCTGGAAGAAAACCAATCTCTCTAGTTGCTACAAGAGAGCGTACAAGGTAAATGCGCTCATATGGAGTATTTTCACTCAGAACATCACGAAGAGCATTGTAGAGGGTAATAAAGGTTTTACCGGTGCCTGCACAACCATATGCAACAATATGCTTTCCTTCATTATATGAATCAAAGAGTTGTTTTTGATTATCAGATAATGGATCAATATCAACCAAATACTCTTGACTTAGTGGTTTTTTTCTCTTCATCTGCTTTGCAGTAAGACCAACTCCAATTGGTTGTTCATCTTTTGCAGATGCTCTTTTCCTTCTTGCCATATTTAAATTTTCTTTACAGTTGAACCAGGTGCTTTAGATGCTTTTCCAAGAACATCATTCCACCCTGGATAAGACTTACGAAGTTTATCCTTCCATTCCCCAACTTCAGCTGAAGCAGGACAGGTAGATGGATCTGACCAATCTCGTTGCCATTCGGGATTGTCTTCACACCATTGTGTCCAATCGTGAACACTCATACTAACTTGTTTTTGCTCTCCAGTTTCCTTATGAATAACAGGATACGTTGCCATAATCAAATTTCAATGTATTTTATTTAGACCCACTCAAGGGCTTCTGCACAAGTTGGAAACTGCTCAATAAACACTTTCTTACAACCTTCTGCAAGGTCCATGTGCTCTTTCTGAGTGCCGTTAGCAGTACGGAGATTGATATAATGAATCCATGAGCGACATGAACCAGACATGTAAATTCTGGTGGGTGTGGCAAGAGGAAGCACAAAACGAGCACACTCCTTTGCGATGCCATATTTAAGCATCTCTTGATAGAGTTTCATACCTTCTTGGAAATGATTTTCCATTTTGATTTGAAACTCTTGATTCACAAAGGGATCAATATCATCAATAGAATTCTGGCGATTTTTAGTGTCCTGCCTGCGAAGTTCTGGAAGGGGAATACGTTCTGCCAACATAGAACTGTCAGCATAGCGTTGCGAAAATTCTTGATATGTGAACGAACGGTGCCGGAGCACTTGAGCCGCCACCCCTCTGGTAGTTTGAAGTTCCAGAGTCATAAATGCCTGCTCAAACACAGACCAGTGGTTGTGCTTAATGCAGTAACCCAATAATTTTGCGTAGTTAGGGTTTTCCTGGTTATTGGGGTTTGACACACGAGCAACGTATGCCATCATCTTCTCCGCATCGGGAGTTACACTGATCAGTTTTACACTCATTTACCAAATCCTTTTGACACTTTTGATTCTAGCACAGCAAGCTCTTCTTCTAAAACCCGCAATTGTTTCTTCATCTCAATCAGTTTTTCTTCTGTATAAAGATGTTCTTGCTTCACCAATCTGCGAAGCAATTTCATATACTTTCTTGCCCGTTCAGTCGGGATACCCGTCGTCATCGTTGAATACCTCGTCGTAGTCTGCTTTGTAATAATGTGCTGGATCATCAAAGTTTTCTCTTTTATCCATGTAAGCACTTGGATCAGAGTAAACTTCTGCTTTCAATCCATCAACTAATAGTTCAAGATTACGAACGATAAGTTTTAGTCGTTCCTTGTCCATAATAGTGTATACACTGCACTTATTATAGCATAAAAAAAGAGGGGTCGAAACCCCTCTTTGATTATTAATTTTCTCACCTCTTATGCAAAAGTGTGAGTTCTCCGTAAAGTAAACCAAGAAATGCAATGATAAAAATAGAACCTAATGATGCTACTTGAATTGCTTGCATAATTGCCTCACTTGTTATAAGTGTGACCACGATAGCAGAAAGTGCCGTGTGACTCTTTGCTTTCTACACAACGAGTATCATACTCAACACCACGATATGATGTGTGAGTGATCTGAGCGTCATGCAGTGCTGCTGCCTTCTCGATTTGCTTCTTGATGAGAGTTAGTGTGTTCATTTGTCGTTACCTGAAATACTAGGGATTTTTAGCCCCGTTCCTTCAGTCGTTTGCGTCCCAGTAACACTCAGGTTCGGTTGCTTCCCTTACGGTCTCAACCAACTCAATCTTTACCTTAGGTGGTAAAGATTCATGTCTAGCGATCCTGAGCATAATCGCATCAGAATCTTGACAATTGAGTGTTGCGTATAGAAGTGATTCTATTAACATGGGATGAACGCTCCGTTCCGCGACTTACTTGCGTCCCACCCAAGAGTGGGATGAACGTACTAGAGTATTATAACTCCTATACACTATGTAGTCAAGTAATTATGTAACTTATGATACATTTTTAAAAAACTTTAAGAAGCAAAATTTTTGCCGGAATTTTTTCCCCCGATCTGGGAAATCACTTCTTCTTTTTGGTTTTGGGTGCTTGAATCCCCCAGAGTTTAGGATTGTGTCTCCCTTCACCAAACTGAATATCTTTTAAACTCTTACCAAATTTATCATAGTACATATCAAAAATATTGACTGCTTTTTGACTACGAGTCAAATCATATCTGATTTCACCATCAACCTCATAAGTAACAATCCTGGCATCATTAGGACAGTCTTTTGTCTTGACTTGCTCCAGTGTGCCATTCTCAATCATAATTTCAACTCCATAAAGTTTTTTGGAGTTATCTTTTTCTGATTGTGTCCAAGAATACATAGGTTTCTTCTCCACAGATGTCTCTGTGGACACCTCTGTAACTTCTTTATTCATAATAAAACTCCGATCAAGAACGATTACCCCATTGAATATCAGGGTATGCTTTAGAGACTACATCTTTAGTAATCTTATACTTTGTTTCAAGTTTTTTATCTTTAATCAAGCATACAATCTCAGCTTCAAGTGGATGAAGACCTTGAAGAAGGTTGATAAACATAGTCTCTTTACGAAGAGAACTCAGTGCATCATTACCACCTTTTACAAAATTATAAAACTTTGTATACTCTTTACGAAGAGATGTCTGACCTTGATCTTGAGAACCAAGTGAACGACTTCCCATTTCACCCATTTTTTCTACAGCATCTGCAATCTTTTCAGAAAGAGTGCCCTTGAAAGAATCCATCTCATCTACAGCAGCATATGGAACATCTCCTGCAGGAAGAATAGAAACTACACTTTCATCATAGTTCCAGATGAAGATAGTTTTCAAACAAGGATGGGAGTACTTTTGAAGTACTTCTACTTTTTTAGCAGAACTACGCTGCTTCCCACACAAATCAAAAATCTCAAAGATAAAAGGATTTGCAGGGAGGTCGGGAATAGATTGACTCTTTCTTGCAATTGTTTTTGGTTTTGAAGTAGTTGTCTTTTTTCTATTCGTTGATGTCGTCTTCTTCGCTGTCGTCATAATAGTTTTCAAAATTAAATGCAATAACCTCATCTGGAATCAGGTTGCCCTGATTATCAAACATTTCGGGGTGAGGTCTTGGTACTTCCCGATAATTCATCATATATTCTCTAGCAGTCCAACCTCCAATTAGTCCCACTACAAGAAACAGGATGGTCAAAAATGAACCAAAGACTAAACTTACTGCTAACATTGCTCTTACCTCTGGGAACTAACTTTTTTTCCTCAATTGAAAGGAAAATTCGAAGTAGATAGTTACTTCCCGTTTGAAGAAGCAAACCATCTTTTCAAAAATTATATGAAATGGTTTAGATTGCCTCTTCCCTCCATTAAGAATAAGTTCAACCCCACGATTGACTTCACGGGTGGTAGTTTTATTTATGTCTTGATTAGATAACTTTTTCTTCTCTGAGAAACTGAATGGTGTCAACACATCCTCCTAGTTTTTTATCATCACAAAGAACTTGTGGAAAAGTAGAACCTTTTCCAAATTTATCATAGAATTCTTGACCTGTAAAATCTCTGCCAAGTTTATACTCAACAAACTGATTACCAGTCATCTCTAACACCGACATTACTTTATAGCAATATGGACATCCATTTTTGGAATATACTAAAAATTTCATAAGATTACTGTTTTACTACAAGATAGTTACCAATCACAAGATAATCCAAATCGATGTTTTTAAAGGTTTTAACCGCATCCTTTGGAGTTTCTACGATTGGTTGACCATTATCATTGAAAGATGTATTGAGGAGAACTGGGCATTCAGTCTTCTCATTATATTTTTGTAGGAGTGTGGTAACTTCTGGATGCAACTTCTTATTCACAGTCTGAATTCTACAAGAGAAATCCTTGTGTGTAATTGCACCGAGTTTCTTTCTTTGATGTGGTTTTACAACTAAAGAGTATAGCATATATTCATTCGGATATGTATCCATGAAGTATTCATCTTGATATTCCTCAAGCATAATACCTGCGAACGGACGCCATTCCTCTCTGTGTTTGATGCGAGTATTTATTGTCTCCTTATTCTTCTTTGGTGTGGGATTCATAAGGATAGACCTAGAACCAAGTGCTCTTGGACCAAACTCTGAACGGTTCTGGAACCAACCAACAATCTTATTCTCGGCAAGAACATTTACAGTCTTATCACACAATTCCTCAAAGGTATCAAACTTCTTATACTCAATGCCCTCAAGTGCTTCCTCAATCTCTTCATCACTATAAGTGCGTCCGAGAAGTGAAATGTTATGTGGAAGAGTTACCTTTTCTTTTGCCTTGAATGCACCATAACAAGCTGCACCGAATGAAAGTCCTGTATCATCAGGGAATGGTGGAATGTGCATGTTCTTTGCAATATCATTCTTACGAAGAACAGAGTTTGCAAGGATGTTAAGGAATACTCCACCGGCAAGGCAAAGATTATCCTCAATATACCCTTGTTCTTTGAGTTGCTTCATCCATTCAAGCATTGCATTTTCAAAGTTATATTGAAGTTGCTTTGCTTTATTTTCGGCAGAAAGATTACCATAATTAAAATCACGACCAGGTAAAGACTCCAGTGCTACTTGTGGAATTCCCTCAAAGTGAAGTCTCCAATCTTTCTTGGGTTCTTTTATATTTCCATAAGCAGAAAGACCCATCACCTTACCACAGAATGTTTCACGATACTTTGGATCAGTAAGTTCAATTGGTTTTTGTACCATCTGGGTGTAGATATTATACGCCCACATCCAATAGTAATTTCCAAAATTATTAGTCATTGGAATACCAGGATAATACTTGAAGACACCTTTCTCTTTATTGAAGTATCCAAATGAATGATTCTCACAAGCAAAGACATTTCCTGTGGTATCAAACAGGACAGAACCAGCATTATCTAATGTAATGAAAGATCCTTCGTTATGATCACATGAAAATACGGAAGAATATGCATGGCACATATGGTGCGATACAATCTCTACCTTTGCTTTTGGAAAATATCTTTTAACTTTCTTTTCAATAGTTTTATTGATGTAATTCTTATAGAAATTTTGATTAGCCATCGATGGAACAATGACTACATCAATATCTTCTTTAGAAAGATTGCCTGTAGATAGACAATATTCTACTGACTTACGCGGAAAATTTCCATCATATTTAATACCACTGAGTCGTTCTTCACTAATACTAACAACATGATTTCCATCAGAAAATAGGGACACACTAGCACCATGCGTCCAACTATCATTCATCTGCTCACGAAGTTTTGGATTGTCTGAAATTAGAACATTCCAACCAATCGCACCATAAAGTCCAATAACATTCATTAGCCAACTGCTTCTATAATTTTATCAAAATCAAAGATTTCTTCATCCTCATCTACATAAGGATACTCTGCTTCCACTCCCATGAAATCAAAGTCAAACAAATAACTATTTGGAAGTTTAAAATTAGCAGGTTTTTCTGCCTGGATATTCGTGTGCATATCCCACCCAAATACCTTTGGACTTGTTCCGTTCCACAGAACAACTGAAGGAAGTTTGAGTGCTGCTGCTGCGTGTTGTAAGCAACTATCAATAAGAATTCTCTTATCGCTATGAAGAAGAGTACTAACAAGTTCCATGTTAGACATGGGATCTTGAATAACTTCTACTCCATCTAATGCTTCACTAGATGCTTTCTTTACCTGAAAGATATGATAATCATCAGCATAATGATCGACAATCTTTTGTGCTAATACAACAGGCATATCACGAGCCCACAAATATGGTCTCTGTTCATTGTACATTCCACCATTAGTCTGAATAACCATGATGGGTTTACCGTTAGCACGACCAGTCCAAAATTCTTTTGCTAATTTTCTTTGCAAAGGATTGAACTTAATATCAGGCATTTCTCCACGATATTTCAGATCATACATCTTAGTCCAAGACTTCACAAGAGGTAGTTTCTTATGAATATGATCTGTAGTATAGTATGGTTCATTATGAAAAATCAGAGAGTCCTGATTCTCCACATAAGTTTGATAGAAGTAACTGGTATTACCAATTTGATACACTCTATCAACAAACGGGAGATTTTGAAATATTTCTGGCCAAGCACAAACAACTACAAGCTGCCTGCCTGGATGATTATTCTTGATGCACTTGGCTACTGCTGTTGCGGCAATGTGTTTTCCAAACCCACCTTGAACATGAAATATAGAATAACTAGTTTTTGCCATAAATTACCAAGGATTTGCTTTACTTACCGTAGGTGGAGCAGGAGGATTAAGAACAGAATTGATCCATGCAGAATGTCCTGTCTGACATCTAGTTTCTACATCAGATAAAGTTGAAAGCCAACCCAATACTGTAGCTTCTGTTAAATCTGCAAAGGCAACGAATCCTTCATCAGTATTAGAAACTCCATCAGTATTCAACTCAAAGTTCTCATTAGACTCGATAGATGTCTCTTCTTGGTTAGAATCATCATAAGAGGAAAATTGTACTTCTACTCTAGAAACAATATCGGTGCCACCAGAATTTAATACCTCAAGATTTACAATGGATCTTGAATGTTGAATCGCCATTTTTATTAGTGTTGTCGTAACTTTTCTATTTAGATAACCAAAACTCCATCTGTTTTTTATTCTCCTCATAAAGAGCAATAATTTCTTTAGGGAGTGCAGACTCTGGCGATGTAGAAGTTTTTTCTAATTTAGAACGAACTTCATGCATATCACCTAATCCATATGTGTTAAGGTCATTCTCTCTATGAGTATTAGAGAGACCATCAAATGTATGCTCATAATGTTCTTCTCCTAAGAAGTCATAGATATCCTCCATAACTTGCTCGGGATTACTCACCATATCATTATAGTCTATAAAATGCATTTTGTCACGCATGTTCTGTTCAAGTCCTAACTTGACTGCATTCAGTGACTCATACACTATACCATCAGGATTTAACAGATGCATACATCGATTATAATCATTAATTGGTTGATTTGTTTTCACCAAATACTCATCAACAAAATTAATTCTATCCTGTCCTTCTTGAAAAGGATTACGATGAATCATTGAAAGAATGGACGTGAGAATCTCATCTACTCGACGAACGGGAACAAGAATCTTTGCCTGCTGTTTAATGTATTGTTCAATATATGGGACTCTTGCAGTCCATGCACGATTCTTATCAAAGACAATAGGTTTTTCTACATCACTGTAGAAATGGTGAGGGACACTACCAATAAGTTCTATCACTTGGTCTGGTTTTGGATATCCAGTATAAAGTTCATTAGAAGTAAAATTCTCTTCCAGTGCATACATTGCACCAAGCACAGGACTTGATGGACCAGAATAAAATCTTGGATTTTGATTTAGGATAGACGAAAGCAAGGTACTACCCGATCTGGGTAGTCCAGCCATGAAATAAAATGTCTTCATTTAAATTTGTAAATCAACAATCAACTGCTCTGATATCAGTCGCATTAATAGACTCAAGATCAATTGTATGTAAAAGGATGTGAGCTTCTGGTTCTGTTACTTCTTTACTGAGTGTCACCCAGTTACCTTCTACAAAAATTTCTACGTTTTTTTCCATAATTAAATTTTTTTACTATTTATCCACCATTAAAAGCACCAAAAGGACCGAATACTCCATTAGTATAGTAACGTGTAATAAAAGAACCTATTCCAGCAATCGGAACTTTGTTTACTAGATTTGTAGTATTCCATGTGATAGATGTTCCGTTTCTAGGAAATCTATAAAATTCCATGAATCTACCATTATTATGCATTCCTACCATATCTCCATTTGGCATAACAACTACATTAAATAATGATTTAGTTGTTCCACTATATTGTGCAGTTCCTGAACTTGTCCAAGTGTAACCATTTGTTGATTCATATACAGTACTAGAACCACTACTATACACACTGTTATTAGTGTGATAAAACTTCTGGGTATCCTTATTATAAACTGGGGTTCTAATATCTCTATAGCTGGGAGAACCAATACCATTACCACTTTCTGAAACCTCTGTTGACCAAGTTATTCCATCTGATGAGGTTCTTAATTTATTACCAAACCACCATAACAACTTACCTCCGTCATAATCTGGATATGAACCCAAACATCCACCAAATGAATAAGTAAGTTGAGCAGTTTCTGTAAAATTTACACCACCATCAGTGCTCTTAAACATTCTTGATGCTGAAATACCACTACCACTATATCCTTTTGCAAGATATATTGCTGATCCTAAACCAACCGTACCATGCATATATCCACTTCCATTAGTAGAAATTCCAACGTTGTTAGTACCTGGAACACCATTTACAAGTGTTGAATTAGTCATTGCAAAAGTATTATTAAGATTGGTTGTATTAGCAGAGGCATTATAGTATAGACCACCAGACCAGTTCTGTGCTGCAATATATGACGCATAAGCAGTTGAGCTTATACCAGCCATACTTTTTACCGAGTAAGCATAGTTTCCAGAAGTAAATGTTTGATGACTTAAGTCACTAATTTTGAATCTGTGTCCAGGTCCAGAATATCCTCTGTGATAAATGTAATCTTTAGCAATAAAAGGAGCTGTTGTTCCACTTCCATTTGTCCATGTTTGGTCATCATAAACTGTTACATCCACAAACTCATTATTTGTTACCATATACGTTGTTTTATAAGTACTTGCCTCTTTTGTATATCCACAGAGAGCAATATATGTTTTTTCATATATTTCTACCGTAGGTTCTGTAGTACCAGTTGATGTATCATTAATTGTAATTGCAGAACTGGTTGCTAGTAATGCACCATTTCCGTCTGGTTCATTATAAATTTTAACAGTAAAAGTCTCAGTTCCTGAGTCTGTAATACTATCAGAGGTTGCAGTGATTGAGAATGAACCTGTCGAACTAGAAATACTAACAGTTCCATATGTTGACGCTAAATCAGATGCTTCTGTATCAGCACCCAAACTTACTCGATAAGTTAAAGTACCAGAAGTCATATTTGTAGTGTTTACAGTAAATGTAACACTAGATCCTTCATTCAAACTTGTGGTACTTGGAGTAATAGTTGCAGTTGGTGTAATAGAACTATCTTGTATTGTAAGTGTACTAGAAGCAACAATAGGTCCAGTTGTGCTATTAACTCTTGCTCTTACAGTAAGAGTCTCAGAACCTTCTGTAGTAAAATCATCTCTTATAGAAAGAGTGAAAGTTCCTGATGATCCAT